AAAAACCTATGAGTAACCCGACAACCCCCTTTTCGTGGCAAATGCCGACGTCCGTAGACCTTGTCACGGATTTGCCAGCCGATTTTGAAGTGTTTGGTCAAGCGGTCGCAACTTCAATGGCAGACTTATTAGGTGGCACGACTGGGCAAATTCTTTCCAAGGCGTCAAACACCGACATGGATTTCACATGGATCACAAATGACATTGGTGACATAACTGCCGTGAACGCTGGCAGTGGTTTGACTGGTGGCGGTACTTCAGGTTCGGTCACACTTGCAATCGACACAAGCCCAACAATCGCTGGCACGATCAACGCGACGGGTGACATAAATCTTTCGGCAACAAATGCACCAGGTAGCATTATTGACGAATTCACGCTGATCCTAATGAACGCACTCTAAGAAAAGGAGAAACAAATGGCAACATCAGCAAAACCCCTATTTCGAGGGGCGGCGACAACAACGACAACAACCGTTTTGTATACCGTACCTGCTTCAACAACCACGGTGGTCAGCAACATTGCGATCACAAACACAGCAGCTAGTTCTGCAACATTCACACTAGGAATGGGCACCGCAGGTGCAAATACCGCATTGCATACAACGACAGCAATTGCGGCAAATTCAACAATTTACATTGACCTAAAGCAAGCGATAACAGCAACGCAAACGATCACAGGCGGCGCAAGCGCAGTCACAGTTTCGTTTCACATTTCAGGCGTGGAGGTTTCGTGATGGGATCATCAACAGTTCCTGCCGCTAGTGGCGGCAAAACTAGTTTTTATGTCACACTTTTAACAGGTACTTCATACACAGTGCCTGCCGGTGTCACTTATCTAAATGCAACATTATGCGGAGGAGGTGGTGGTGCTGGTGGAGGCGCAACTGGACCACGCGGTCAGGGTGGACAAATTGTGACAAGCGTTGTGACAACAACACCTGGGGCTTCTATTGCGTACGCAATTGGGGCAGGTGGAGGCACAGGATCGCAAGGAGGTACAACAACATTTACAGGTGCAACAAGCGCGGTTGGCGGTTTGGGTTCATCTTCAACTGGCACCGCTGGTTTTTGTAATCCAAATGAAGGCAATCTTGCTGGTGTTACTGGTGGTGCTGGTGCAATTTTAATTGAATACTGGGCATAGGAGACAAGAATGAGAACGTTTGCAGTTATCGAAAACAACAAAGTCGTCAACATCATTGTCGGCGTTGAGGACGAAGTGTTAGAAGCCAACGCAGGAAAATACATTGAATACACAAACGGCTGGACTTATCCTGAAGGTATTGACGGCGGCGAATTTTTTCCAAAGGAAACACCGTTAAGCAATGAGTAATTATCTAGTCAACACAAATGCACGACTGATCGAAGTCGCTTTAGCTGAAGTCGGCACAATTGAGGAAGGCGACAACCTCACCAAATACGGCAAATTCACAAAGGCTGACGGTTTGCCATGGTGCGGATCATTCGTAAATTGGTGCGCTGCACAGGCAGGCGTCAAAATTCATTCAGTCGTTAGCACTGCAATTGGCGCGCATAAATTCAAGGAAATCAACCGTTGGTCAAACATGCCGCAATTGGGATACATAGCGTTTATGGACTTTCCACATGACGGCGTTGATCGCATTTCACACGTTGGAATTGTTGTCGGTTTAATTGACGATAAGCAGTGCATAACAATTGAAGGCAATACCAGCGGCACAGGCGACCAACGCAACGGCGGCATGGTCATGGTCAAGGTTCGCAACGTTGGCAAGGAAATTGTCGGGTTTGGTATTCCAAAATTTGCCCCATACCAGGGCGAGTACCCAGTCGTTGAAATGCCAAAAGTGGCAGCAAAACCAACAAAGGAGACAAAAAAATGGACAAAGCCAAAGCCCTAGCCGCGTCATGGGCGCGGTCATTCATGGCAGCAGCCCTAGCCCTATACATGGCGGGCGTGACTGATCCAAAGACGCTTGCAATGGCAGGCGTTGCAGCGGTTGCACCAGTGATTTTGCGCTGGTTAAACCCTAGCGACAAGAGTTTCGGGTTAACGGGGAAGTAGCCCGAAAAGCCGCGGCGATAGCCTTAGCACTGGGGTCAGTGTTGGGGCTATCTGCTTGCGGTTATCAGGGGTGGATTCGTTATGAATGTCAGGAATACGAAAACTGGTCAAAACCAGAATGTCAAAAACCGCAATGCCTCCCGACTGGAACATGCACTGACGACATACTTGGAATTGAATCGCAATAAACCAGCACGTCGCAAAACGCCTGAGGAAGTCCACGCCCAGCTGATTTTGATTATTGGATCAACCCTGGCACTGGTTTTTCTTATTGTGACTTTAGGAATTACTTACGCGCTGATTTTTGTGACGCAGCCAATTGGCAACCAAGCCCCTAACGACGCAGCGTTTATTGACCTATTGAAAACGTTGGCGATTTTCTTGACTGGATCGCTGGGCGGCGTACTGGCAGGCAACGGACTGAAATCGAAGCCGAAGCCAACAGACACGCCGACAAACACGCAAGGTTCTTGACCGCGCGGCGATCATGCTTCACCCTTGGTTCAGGTGGTAGTCCTACCACCAAGAATCGGGAGAAATGAAAATGGTACTTGATTTAACTGACCCTTCCACATTAGGTCGTTTGACGCTGCTGATGATCTTGCTAGTTATGGCAGCAGCAGTGGGTTACGCAAAAGGCTTCAAAGACGGTCACCGCGAAGGCTGGGCTAGACGACGCGCATTTGATCGTCATGTCTCACGTAAGGCGGTCAAATAATGGGTTTCCTAGATAACTATGAAGCAAGCCTTGCACGTTTGACCCGTTGGAATACAACCTACCCAACAGGACGCATTGAAACACGAATCGTCGAATTCAACCCTGAAAAGGGGTACGTATTGGTCGAAGCAAAGGCGTATCGCAATCACGACGACGTAATGCCAGCAGGCACGGATTTTGCTTACGGTTTTGTAAGTGCTTACCAGCCAAACATGAAACGTTGGTTTGTTGAGGACACAGTGACCAGTGCGATCATGCGCGTTCAACAATTGGTTATGGGCGGGGCTGAACGATCAACCCGCGAAGTCATGGAACAGGTTGAGAAAACCACAGCAAAGGTTGCAAATGCTGAAGCAGATCACGATTACTGGACAACAAAATTTGGTGACGTGCCTAGTTACAAATCAGCTGGTGAAGCCGAAAATTCCGGAATTCCTTCATTCGGATCAAGCGTTGACGAAATTGCAAAACAATTGGGCGGCACATTGGTTGAGGAAGCACCGCAATGCAGTCATGGGCACATGGTTTGGAAGCGATCACACGACGGCGCACCAAAAACATGGGCTGGGTATTTCTGCACTGAACGCACAAAGGCAACCCAATGCACCCCACGCTGGTACGTGTTGAGCAGCGACGGCAAATTTAAGCCGCAGGTGTAAACATGGCAGATTTCGTTGAGATTATCTATCCGCAAAGCATGACCGCAAAACTATTGGAAAATGGTGTCGTGGTTGCAGAATACAAAATCGAACAATGCGATAAGTGTTCGAAACTGACAAAATTCGATCCGTTTGGTTTTCAAACTGGATACAACAAACTGGAAAAGGTCATTTGGTTTTGCGCGGTGTGCAGATGAAAATGACACTGACAAGGGCTGAGGAATTTACGTGCCACAAAGCAGCATTGGAAATGGCAAAATCAAACACTGACTATTGGCAAACCCGTGAAGGCGGCTATTCAATGGACAAATGCCTGCACGATCTAATCGCACAAGACGCACAAAGCATTGGCAGCGAATGGGTTGTGGCAAAATACTTAGGAATTGAATTTGACCCTTTTGAATTTAAAGGCAAATTTAAGGCAGACGTTGGCAGTCATTTCGAAGTGCGTTGGACAAAGTACGTTGCAGGTCATTTGGTCGTCCACGAATACGACCGTGACAAGGACGTTGCAATTTTGGTCACTGGTGAATCACCAAACTATTTCATTGCGGGTTGGATTCCCGTATCTATGGCAAAACGCACAAAATACCGTCATTCCAAGCAGCCTAATTGGTGGGTGACACAGATCAACCTGCAACCAATTGAAAATTTAAGGAGATCAACCTATGGAAACACTGCAATTTGAATGTCGCAAATGCAAAAAGGTAACAAAGCAGCTGATTCACAAGATAACCGATCTACTGCCACCGAATGTCGAAACTATTCAATGCACAGTGTGCAGTTGTATGACAGTTGCACAGATAGGACAATCAAATGCCAATCTATGAATTTGCATGCCAGGTGTGCCAAATCCGTGTTGAGGTGGATAAGTCGATCCATGAGGAACGGGACGCACAATGCTGCGGGCAACCAATGAACAGAATCTATTCAGCCCCAGGCATTTCATTCAAGGGTAAAGGCTGGGGTGGTCAATGAATAGTTATCCACAAGCGTTATCCACAAGGGTGCAAAACCTGTGGGACACGCCCAAGCCCATGCGTAAGTTATTCAGATCATTGACATGCACGATACGATTATTTCGCGAGAAGCGAACCGCCACCGCGGTTAGTTCGCTGAAGCAAAATAAGCGTTTATGGGCGAGTATTGCCATTTTGGCGGTTACTTTGACAACAGGGATACACAATGCACATTCATCAAACTATTCAATAGATCAGCTAAAAGTCTATGCACATTCAAGGATAGTGAATTACAAGGAATTCCAATGCTTTAACAAGATCATCACAAAGGAATCGCGTTGGTCGTATTCAGCGCGTAACGGTTCGCACTATGGGTTAGGGCAAATGCGATCTACCTGGTATCGCGATCTTGACCCTTATAGACAAATAGACGCAACAATCAAATACAACAAGGCACGACACTTGGGTCATTGCAAAGCATGGGCATTTCATTTGAAACATGGGTGGTACTAATGACCAGTGCGTTAAAGGACAACGGATCAACAGCAAAGTGGCGCAAGATTAGACAGCGCATTTTGCAACGTGACGGGCATACATGCCAGGCTTGTGGCATGGAAGGTAATTCAGTCGATCACATAGTGCCTCGAAGCATGGGAGGTGGTGATGACGACTGGAACCTGCAAACCTTGTGCATTTCATGCAATAGTGCGAAGGGGGGCAGGTTTTTTAATACGTCTACTACACCCCTGACCCTTCATGGAATACATTCCCCCCAAAACGATTCGAAAAGCCACGAAAATGACTAGAAAGGTCATAGAAGGTCACCAGACGCCCCCAGAAGCCTCAAACGGGCTGCAAACGGTTTTGGGTAGGGACGCAGACCTACAAAACGCCCTAATCGGCGTACAAACGCCCCGAATTCACACGCCACTGAACGATTTACCGTCTAGGGGGCACGAATTGGTTGATCTAGCCAGCAGTCTCAAAATAAATCTGCTTGAATGGCAGAAATTTGCGCTTATCAACAGTCACAAGGTCAAGCCTGACGGTCGCTGGGCAACCCCAGTCAATTGCATTGTCGTGGCACGGCAAAACGGTAAGTCGTTTTTACAGCAGATCAGAATTCTGGGCGGTTTGTTTTTGTGGAACGAAACCCTGCAAATTGGATCAGCACACCGCTTGTCCACGTCCCTTGAACAGTTTCGCGCAATGGTTCAGGTGATCGAAGCCAACGATTCATTAGCAAAGCAGGTCAAGAAAATTCGCTGGCAGCATGGCGGGGAGGAAATAGAAACAAAAATGGGAAATCGTTTCATAGTCCGCGCAGGCGGTTCAGCTGCTCGCGGCGTTTCGCGACCGTCCACCATTCATCTTGATGAATTACGTGAAATGACTGACATTGAAAGTTTTGCCAGTCTCAGGTACACCCTTATGGCAGCGGCAAACCCCATGGTCATGGCGTACACAAATGCAGGCGATTCAAGCAGCGTTGTGTTAAATCAGTTTCGGGATCGCGCGCTTGCAAGCATTGCGGGGGTTGAGGACGACATAGGTTATTTTGAATGGTCAGCACCAACCGACGAAATCAGCGTGGAAAACGCGCGGCACAGTAACCCGTCAATGGGAACGCTGATCCATGCCGACAACGTAAAAAGCGTTTTAAACGACCCGCCTGACGTTGTGATGACCGAGGTATTGTGTAGGTGGGTCGTGGCAATAAATAGTGCCGTGGACGCCGCCAGTTGGGGTAACTGCCTGGACAAAACCGCAGACCTTGATCTTGACAAATTGACCTGGCTTGCCATTGACCTTTCACCCGATAGACGCCATGCCAGTCTTGTCGGCGCGCAGAAATTAGGCGACGAAAAGTTTGTGGTCAAACTGCTGCATACCTGGTCAAACGAATTGCAGTTAGACGACAAGGCAATTGCCAACGACCTTGCAGATTATGCCCGCAGGTATCCAACCGAATACGTGCTTTACAGCCGCAAAACCAGTGGCGCGGTTGCGGCGCGTTTAGCCCCAGCGGGAATTCCCGTTTTCGACATGGACAACGCCTATCCGCAGGCATGCGACGAAATGCTTTCAGCGATCAACAGTGGTCGCCTAAAGCACAGGGGTCAAAGCCAGTTATCGGAGGAGGTTTTGGCAGCGGTGCAATTGCGTCGTGGGGACGGCGGCTGGGTTATAGGAAGGCGCGCGTCGCAATCGGTCGTTTGCGGCGCAGTGGCAGTCAGCCTCGCGACACACTTCGCGACACGCCCAGACAATGATCTTGACATCATGGTTGGTTGATCGTATAAGCCTGCAAGAATTCGG